AGAGACGATAGAAAACATATGTCAATGCTAGAAGATTTTTGGTTACCACGTAGAGAGGGTGGACGAGGTACTGAAATATCTACATTACCAGGTGGTGAAAACTTAGGCCAAATAGAAGATATTATATATTTTCAAAAAAGATTATATAGATCTTTAAATGTGCCTATGAATAGATTGGAACAAGAACAACAATTTTCATTAGGAAGAGCGACTGAGATAAGTAGAGATGAACTTAAGTTTCAAAAGTTTATCGATAGATTAAGAAATAGATTCTCAAATTTATTTTACGATATCTTAAAGAAACAACTCATAATGAAAAATATTATAACTGAAGATGATTGGAATAGCTGGAAAAATAAAGTAACTGTAGATTATTTGAGAGACAATCATTTTTCAGAATTAAAAGAAGCAGAATTATTAAGAGAAAAAATACAAAGCTTAGATCAAGTATCTCAATACGTAGGTGAATACTTTTCTAAGCAATGGGTACAAAGGAATATTCTTTTAATGGATGATGAAACTATTGAAAATATGGATAAAGAAATTGCTGCCGCACAGGCGCAAGAACCAGAAGACGACCAAGGAGTAGTATAATGGATAATGTCGAGAACGTGGAAAATACAGAGCAAGAAGAAACAAACCCGATTCAGGATTTAATTAAAGCTTCTCTGGATAAAGATTATAATAATGCAAATAAGATATTTGGTGAAGTAATGACAATTAAAATGTCAGACTTACTTGATCAAGAAAAGGTTAAATTAGCAGATCAAATCTATAATGGCGCACCTGCGGAAGAAGAAGAGGAAGTCGAAATAGATGATGAAGATAATATGGAAGATCCTGAAGATGAAGAGGAAGAAGCTGAAGATAACGATGAAGCTGAAACCGAAGAAGAAATAGAAGAAGACGAAGAGGAAGAAGAAGAAATTGAAGGGGCGGCGGTGTAAAAGTTAACTTGTATAAATATAATTAACATGAAAACTTTTTCACAACTAAGAGAACTAACAGGCCGTAAGCCAATTGGTAAAGTTGTATTCGATAAAAAGATTAATCGAGTACCTGTAAAAATTCATAATGAGAGAAATAAGTTTGTTGCTTATATTGATGGCGATAGATTAGATGCTTATAATTCTCAACGTGAAGCTGAAAAGGCTGTAAAAGAATTTATGAAACAATATAAAGGAATAAAATAATGGAAATTAGACCTTTAGCTGCTAAAATTACGGCAAACGGCAACGGTAATAAAACAACTGTTGGTGGCGCTAAAACTGTTTATGTTTGTGCAACAGCAGATGATTTAATTACTAACGTTACAAGTGGTGCTACAATGCAAGTACATGAAAACCAAGCTTTTGTATTACACAAAGAAAGTACTGATGAAATACATGCAGGCACTACAACAACACATTTTACTAAAATAGCATTTCCAAGAGGGTAACATGAAGTTAATATCAGAATTTACCGAAAATGATGTGGAATTTTTAATTACCGAAGGTAAAGACGGTAATAAGAATTATGCTATACAAGGAATTTTTGCGCAAGCAGAAAAGAAGAATCGAAACGGTCGCATATATCCAATGCCTATTATGGAGAAAGCTCTTAATAAGTATGACACAGAGCAAGTACAAAAAGGTAGAGCAGTTGGTGAATTAAATCACCCTGAAGGACCGACCGTAAATCTCGATAAAGTTTCTCACAAGATCAATGAACTTAAGTTTGAGGGAAATGATATTGTGGGTAAAGCATCGATACTAAACACCCCTATGGGCGAAGTTGTAAAAGGCTTACTCGATGGTGGAGTTACATTCGGTGTATCGACTCGTGGTATGGGAAGTTTGAGCCAGCGTAATGGCGCCATGGTCGTCAACGACGATTATATTCTAAACGCGGTAGATATCGTGCAAGATCCATCCGCACCTGGAGCATTTGTTAATGGGATAATGGAAGGTGTCGAATGGGTTTGGAATAACGGCATTATAGAAGCACAAACAATTGAAAGAATGGAGACTGAAATTAAGAAGGCTCCACGCGCTGATCTCTATGAGACACAGGTTCGTGAGTTTAAGAATTTCCTCTCAATATTAAAATCAAAATAAGGAGTCAAAAATGGCTGATAATATAGAAAATCAGGACGTGGAACTCCATGAGGATGAGGAAATCTCTGAAATGAAACACGATCCTAAAAATGCTGAAGCTCAATCAGTCGCTTCTGTTGACAAAGCTGGTGAAGCAACCGGGACCGCACCAAAGCGTAAAGGTGACAACACCAAGAAAGATCCAATGCCAAAGACTAAAGCAGGTATGATTGCTGCTATGGTGGGTTCAATGCAGAAAATGGATAAGAAAGCTATTAATGCAATGTTCACACAATATAATAGCACAGATCCTGAAGTATTCTCTGGCGAGCAAATCGCTGAAGAAGAAGAAGTCAAAGATCAAGTTCAAGTTGAAGTTGATTTTAAAGATGATCTTAAAGCACTTGTCAATGAAGAAGCTACACTGTCTGATGAATTCAAGCAGAAAGCAGAAACTATCTTCGAAGCTGCAATCAATACAAAAGTAAATGCAGAGATTGATAGACTAGAAGAGAAGTATAACGAGGAGCTTTCAGAAGAAATCGAAAGCACCAAGAAAGACCTTGTAGAGAAAGTAGACAGCTATCTAAACTACGTAGTTGAAGGCTGGATGGAAGACAACAAGTTAGCTATTCAAAATGGCCTAAGAACTGAAATTGCTGAAGACTTTATGAATAAGTTGAAAGACTTATTTACTGAGTCACACATTCAGGTGCCAGAAGATAAAGTTGACATGGTTGACGAACTTGCTGACAATGTTGAAGAGCTTGAGGCTCAACTCAATGCTTCAACTGAGAGGTCAATTCAAATGGCTGAAGAGTTAGAAGGCTATAAGAGGGAGTTTATCATTAGAGAAGCTTCTAAAGACTTAGCTGAAACTCAAGTCGAAAAGCTAAAAGGATTAGCAGAAAACGTAGACTTCGAAGACGAAGAAACTTTCGCACAGAAAGTAGCTCAGTTAAAAGAGTCATACTTTGCTAAGACAGCTAAAACCCAGGAAGAAATCATTGAAGATGATGACTCTCCATTAGTTGAGTCAACAAGTTCAATGGATTCATATCTTAAAGCAATAAAGAAAACTGCAAATAAATAGGGAGTCCTAAATGACAGTATCATACGATAAGTTGATCGAAAAGTGGTCCCCAGTATTGGACGAAGAGTCTGCTGGTACCATTCAAGATCACCATAAGAAAGCCGTTACTGCTGCAGTACTTGAGAATCAAGAGATCGCACTTAGAGAAGAAGGTCTGATTACTGAAGCTGCTCCAGCAAACGCAACAACCTCTGTATCAAATTGGAACCCAGTATTGATCGCACTAGTAAGACGTGCAATGCCAAACTTAATGGCATATGACATCTGTGGTGTGCAACCAATGTCTGGTCCAACTGGCTTAATCTTCGCAATGAAGTCAAGATACGGTGGTGGTTCAACATCAAATAGAGAAGCACTATTCAACGAAGCTGAGACTCAGTTTTCTGGTGACAGTGCTGGTACTCACGATTCTGATAACGTATCAGGTTTAAACGGTATCACCGATTCAAACGGAGATTCATCGCTCGATAACGATAGACTTACAGCTCTTGCAGCAAGCGGTATGCAAACAGAAGACGCTGAAGCATTAGGTTCATCAGGTGGATCTACTTTCAAAGAGATGGGTTTCACTATTGAAAAAGCAACTGTAACTGCTAAGTCAAGAGCATTAAAAGCTGAATACAGCTTAGAATTAGCTCAAGACCTTAAAGCAATTCACGGTCTTGACGCTGAGACAGAATTGGCAAATATCTTGTCAACAGAAATCTTAGCTGAAATCAATAGAGAAGTTATCAGAACTATTAACTCTCAAGCTAAAACTGGTGCTCTACAGTCCAACACAGCTATCAATGGTATCTTCAACGTACAGACAGATGCAGATGGCAGATGGTCAGTAGAAAAGTTTAAGGGACTAATATTACAGATCGAAAGAGAATGTAATAGAATCGCAATCGAAACACGTAGAGGAAAAGGTAACTTTATTATCTGTTCTTCTGACGTGGCATCTGCTCTTGCAGCATCTGGTATGTTGGACTACACTCCATCAATGTCAACAACATTAAATGTTGATGATACTGGTAATACTTTTGCTGGTACCTTAAATGGTAGAACAAGAGTCTACATCGACCCGTATGCTCAGCAAAACTATGTAACAGTAGGTTATAAGGGAACTAATCCATACG